TGAGTTTCTCCCAATAGTTAAATTGTTTGTATCAAACGTACCTGCATAATCTATAAAACTTATTTCATCACCAATTGATGCTGATGATGGTAATGTTGCTGTGAAAGCTGCTGATGTTGTATTACAAAAATATCCTTCACCTGCTACTGCAGTAAAACCAGAAGTTTTAACAGCTTGCCATGACGTACCACCAGATACTTCACCAAATGATAATTGACCAACACCTGTTGTTCCTGATCCTGATACTGATGCTACTTTTAAAAATCTATCTGCTGTTACGTTGCCAGTGGGAAATATAAGAGTGTAGCTCTGATTTGCCGAGTGTGCAGGGGATTGAAGTTTAATACCATGAGAATTTTGTTCACAATTAAGTTGTATTGTTCCAGCATTAGTATTACCACTGACTTCAACAAGACCTGTTCCGTTTGGTGTCGCTGTAATATTTCCATTTGCACCATCTGTAATTGTGATTGTTCCTGAGTTTGTTCCGCTATTTGTATCTAAAACTAAATCATATGCACCACTTGAAGTTAGAGTTGCTGCTGCAGCTCCCGTTCCTATTTTAGTTTCACCAGTTCCTTTTGGAACAATGGCTACATCTATATTAGAATCTCCTCCAGTTGCTGATAAACTAGGTGCATTACCTGTTGCAGCATTTGTAATATCGAATTGGTTTACTGCAGAACTTGTTGTTTGAAATATTATTTGTTCATTTCCATTCTCATCATTAATTCCATGTGCATCGTCAAATGCTATGTTAAAACTATTAGTATCTAAATCTCCACCTAATTGAGGTGATGTATCATCAACAACATCTCCACCCGTTTGCACTTCTATAACATCTGGGTTGGTTCCATCATTCGCTGCTGCAAATACTATTGCAGTTTTTTTATTTGTTGCTCCAAAAGTAAATGTAGATCCTGAACCAGATACATATTTAAATTGGACTGTGTATGCTCCTGAAGTTGAATTTCTTAAAATATAAAAAGTTTGAACGTCTAGAGGTATTGTTACAATTTGATTTCCTGTAATGGTTCCTGTGAAATCAATCATTCTATGTGCAAGAGTTGCACCAGTTGATCCATCAGAAACTGATAATGCTGTTGTTTGTGCTCCACCTGCAATTGATTGTGCAGTAAATCCACCAACTATTTGTTCTATAATCTGTAAATTTGTATTAGTTTTTGTTCCCCATGTACCGGCGTTTTCACCAGTTGCTTGAAGTTCAACACCTAGCGGTGTGTATGTTGATGCCATATTTTATCTCCTATGCAGCGTCACTATAACTTGTATTTGATCCAGATGCAACATCCGAATAAGAGTCATTCGAACCTGTTGAAACATCACTATAAGATGTATTTGAGCCAGTGTCAACATCGCCATAAGCGAATATATTTACAGTTCCAATATTTGTAGTTATTGACTGACTTGGTAATCCAATAATAATATCAGTTAAAGATATGGATCCAACACTAGCACTAAATGATTGGCCTGTTAATCCTAACGCTTCCTCAATTGTTAAAGATCCTACACTAGCTGTTGCACTTAAACTTGAGGGTTGAGCTACAGCTCCACCTAATCCAACAATTGAACCTAAATTAAATGTAGCTGATACACCTGATATTTGAACTACATCATTTGGTATAGTTACCGTTCCAAGACTAGCACTAAATGATTGACCTGTTAATGTTGCTTCTTGTGAAGATATACCTTGTGCAGTTCCTTGACTAAATGTTGCTGATACACCAGAAAGTATTGCTGTTTCATTTGGTGCTTTTGCAGTTCCTTGACTTGCAGTAAATGATTGGCCTGATAGACCAACGGTCATATCATTAACAGTTGGAGTTCCAATAGAACTTGTTGCAGATTGACCAGTTAATCCTACCTGCATATCTACTACAGATACTGAACCAATAGAAAATGTCGCTGATATTCCTTCTACAATTACAGGAACAAAAGCTTCACCTTGTGATGATGTTATTTCAAAACTTGAAGGTGTAATTATTTGATCAGGTACATCTACTGAACCAATACTAGGTGTGATGGATAAACCTGTTGGAAGTGCAATAGCATCTTTAAGCTCACCCCATTCACCATCATTCCAAGCTTGTGCACCCCAACCTGTTTTTAAAGTTGTGTCTGCGTTCCAATAAGCTTGGCAATTACACAAACAGCATCAGTTGTGCTTGAACCACCATCTGTTGTTGTATTGTAAATTAATGCACCATTTGCAGTAAAAGATGCAGATGAATAAGTTACATCTGAAAAATCTGTAAATGCTGTTGTTGAAGATAATGATACTCCAGAGTTCGTAAGAGTCGCTCCACCTGCAGTATATGCCGAACCTGATGTATTAGTAATTTCTTCTGAAGTTGAATAGTCTGTTGTAGCGGCACCTAAACTTGCATCACTATCAAATAGTGCAATCTTAAAAGTGTGACCACCTGAAGATTCAAAACTGTGTTTACCTTGTAAAAGTTCTTGTTTAAAACTTGAACATATTGCTGATGATATTGCCATAATTTATTCTCCTACGGGTTTGCTGAGTTAATTGGTATTCTGACTGCTCCATCTGTGTAGTCATCTCTTCTTCGTCTTCCAACCTGCTCGTTAGCAAACTTCTGTACTTCTTCTTTATACTTTCTTTCGTACAAAGTCAACATATCTGCAGGGCCTTTTAAAAAACTATAAGCTTCAGATAAACAGCAATATAGTAATCCATTTGGAAAATTAAGACTAATATAATTAGTATCATTACCCTCTAATAAAGCTGGAGCAGCATTAAAATGCACTCTAAATCTATAAGTAGTATTCGGTGTGGGAGCTACAAATATTCTACCTGATGTGGTATCAGATTCTCCTGTAGCACCACCAAACATAGCGTAGTATTTAGGTTTACCTTGCGCTGCTGATGTCCCTGTAATATCTTGATACTCTTGAAGATAAGTTACATCTTTTTTTTCTAACCATCTATTAGCTCCTGTAATCTCAGATCCTGCTGTATCATAAACTTGTATACCTCTAATAAATACAGCTCCTGCAGGACAGTTGATAGATTCCTGACCAGCAACAAAATTACCTAATTGTTGTTTTCTATCTGCATCGATAGGAATATCTCTAAAAATTCTATATTGTGCATTTAAAATTATATTTTCTAAAACAGAATCAGATAACACATTAGAATCAACTTCTGTGTAACTTCTTATTTGTGTTTTTAATCCTGATGCACTTAATCCTGCCATTATGCTACTATAGTCACTGGTCCAGCGGACGCAGCTCCACCTCCTCCTATTTCTGTAAATGAAGCATTTGTTCCTGCTCCAAATGTATAATTGTTATCATCTGTTTTTGTAATTGTAAATCCTGAAGAATTTGTAATTGTTGTTGGAGATATACCACCAACAGATTCAACATCTCTAAATCTAACTGTATCTCCGCTTGATCTACCATGATTAGGTTCGTTTACAGATATAGTTGCAGAACCATTTGTTGCTGTAAAAGCATTTAAAGGTAATATTTGAGGAACTGCAGTTTCTGTTCTATCCGGTCTTACATTACGTAAAGATATTGCATCACCATTCATAGGTTTTGGTTCTAGTTGTGGCTGCTTTGGTTCAAATTCAGATACGTGAACTAAAGACCCATTCCATTCTCTAACCATTTGATTATATGGAAATTCCATTCCAGATCGATCTGATATTGCTTTTGCGTATTTACCTGTTGCGTATTTTGCCATTATGTTCCTGGGTAATAAGCTTTAGGAGTAATATATGTACTCGAAGCTGACCCATCCTCCGCTAATGCTCTTGCTAATTCATCTTCATAATATAATTTCATAGCTTGAATTAATTCTGGTTTATATTTTTGAGCTAAATAAAATGCTAATCCTGATACCATGCAAGGAACAAATCTAAATGGAACATCAGTTGCATTAGTGTAATCACCCACATCTTGAATTCTTTTAATATAATATATATGCATATCTTTAGATGCATTAGTTGAATCTGGTGTTGGATAAATATGTATTCTAACTTTGTCTATAAATCTTTCTACCCAATATTGATTCGGTGTTCCTTTTGATAATTTATTTGAAAAACCTGCATAAGTAGATCTATCTACTTTTGTCATAGGTGAATCTGCTTGTGTTGTTTGAGTTCTATTGGATCTTAATTGTGCTTCAAGAACATCTGATATTCCATAGACATTTGCTGGTGTAGAAACAGCGCTCGTGCCATCATCACTTGATCTAAAAAAATCATAATCAGACTGACCTTCAATAAGATCAATATTAAGATCTGCTATTTCCCAATAATGAATACCTCTATTTCCCCATTCTTGAAATAAAATATTTAGTGATCTTCTTGCAGATTTTAATTGATAACCAGCAACATTTTGTAATCCAATACGTTCGAAAGATTCTTCTACTATCTCATCAATAGCAAAAGTTTTGTCGAACGTTGCTGTTCCCGAAGTAGTATTAGCCATCTAAACTCCTACGATTCGTAAACTTTAATCCATTCACAAACAATTGTACCTGTATCTCCATTTGCACAAGCTGGTAAAACTACATTTACATCACCAGTGAATCCACTAGCCTCTGTATTTTTCAATCCACCAAAAGATGAATAGTCATATTCCATTTCACCTGCTAAAGTTTGAAACACAACATCTGTTGTTGCATCCCATTGCATTCTAATTGCATCAACTGGTGCAGTTACTGAAACATTAAAACTAACTTTGTTTAGTCTTACTGTTTTACAAGTCTTACCATTATTTGATCCTAGTGCAGAAACATCAACTATTTTAGTTGTGCTTCCACTACTATCAGAAACTACATTGTAGTGAGTGATAAGTTTTTTTGCTCCGTCAAATACAGTTGTATTTAATACTGTGTCTGCCATGTTTTTGTCCTCCTTTTAAAGGACGCCTGCATTACCAGGCGCCCCGAGTTAATTATTAACTATCAGCAAAAGGTGTTGCTTCAGTACCTGTACCGATCAACACAGCTTCTACTAAATAAACGTTGTCTTCAAGTGCAGTAATAGTAACTGTACTACCTTTGTCTCCACCTGTAGTTCCGCCGTTCATGCTGATAACATCGTTAGATGATGCTGGTGCAAATGAACTATTTGTTCCATCTGCTACGTTCACAACAGTTGCGTGACCAACAAATTTGTCAGTTCCGTCTGTTTTGATATCGCAATCAGAACAATCTGTGCCTACAAAAAATTTGTAAACAGCACCCAAATGACTATCTACATTTGGATCATTGTCTCCAGCTGTTCCGCCTTTGCTATCTGCTTTAATTGTTGGAAGTGTAATTGCACCATCAGCGTCATTTACTTTAATAACTTTACCTGCGTGAGCAGCAAAAGTTAAAGTAGTTTCAGCTGTGATGTTTACTACTTCATCAGGTCCTGCAGCAACGAATCCTCTTTGGGAAACGACTGGTCCTGAAAATGTTGTTCTTGCCATGATTATATCCTCCTAGTATTACAGATCGTAGTCTCTAGGCCGTCGACTATACGCGTCTACGATCTTTTAATAATTGTATAGTAATAAAGTTATACTCCTCTTTTTAAAAGAGTGCAAGAGGGTGCGTAATGTGGAGAGTATTTTTCCAACGATGTAGCTTTTTATTAAGTAGCTACTGAAACTTCGGGTGCAGCATCATCAACTTTATTTTGCAAAGTGGCTAAATCAGCCTCTTTTGCTTTTATGTTGGATATCAATTCTCTTACTTTATGGTCAATCCTAACCATATTAAGAGTATATCTACCCTCCTTTAGATGCTCCTGCTCCCAATTCAACTCCAAGGACTTTTTCTCTTGGTATAGTTCTTGTAGTGTTTGCATCAAGGACCTCCTCGTAGGTAATCCATTTTTTGTTTGGATCATAAAATCCATCCTTATCCCACTTTATATCAGATTTTCCCAATCTGTCAACTATTGCATCTTCAACAGCTTTAGCGGAATCTTCACACTTCATATTAAATTTAGTGCGGTAACCGTATGCAAATATTCTAACTTGAAATTCCTTTATCATATTTCACCTTTTTTTAAACAAAAAAAGGGGGCGATTTCTCGCCCCCTCTAAATCTAGTTATTACGCACCTGGTGACGCGAAAATACCTCTAGGGTCTGATACTCCAAATGAGTATCTTTCTCTAGCTTTGTATCTTACGTTGCCAG